CGCGCCGGGCAGCGCAGTCGGCACGCCCTGTCTCGTGCCGCCGGCGTCGGGCCCGTTCAGCGCCAGACCTGCGTTGGCGTACTGGATCTTCCACGGCCGCTGTTCGGCGAGCTTGAGGCTCTGCGGCGCGTCGTCAGCGGAGAGCCACGCCGCGATCTGGAAATCCATCCACGGAAAGTCGCCCTCCTGCATCACGATGCGGGTGACGCACACCGCCGGGCCCTGACCCAGCGCCAGCAACCGCTTGCCGTGGTCGGACCAGTTCTTCAGACTGGCGACGGTGATGTTGAGGCCGAAGAGCGTCCGGTCCACGAAGGGCTTTTCGGCGCCGGGGTAAGCCTTCGGCGGCTGACCGGGCGGCATCACCATCATATTGCCCGGAGCGATCTTCACCCACGCCCGCTTGCTGTCACGACACGCCTTAGTGGGCTTGCCGCTCGGCGACGTCGCCGACCCGAACTGGTTTTTGGGACAGCCCTGGCACGTCTGCGACTGCGGCTTCTGCACGTAGCCGCTCGGGGCGATTCCGTCGTCCGACGCACAGGTCGGCGGCTCCTTCGAACCGGCCTGGTAGCCCTTCTCGTACCAGGCCTTGATCATGCGACCACCGTCGGGTTCCACGCCGACCACGACCACGTCGAGGTAGTCGCGGAATTTGGCCTCCGACTCGCCGTCGACCATCAGCTGGAACTCGCGCCCCTTCAGCGAGATGCGGGGGACGGAGTTGGAGGCCTGCGCCATGGACTGCGCGTCGCGCAGTGACTTCGCCGCCTGCTCAGCGAGCGGGCCGGTTCGCAAATGCTCCGGAAGTTCGATCGTCATACTTACTCCTGATAGTGGAAATCAGGCCTTGCGGCCGCTCTTGGTCGGGGACCGCACCACGAAGGTGAGCTCCCTGGTCGACTCGACTCCGGGCGGGAGGTCGCCCGTCTCCTCGCGCACCTCCTTGGCGGCGTCGGGCGACACCCTCTTCTGCAGAACTTGAAAGTTGCCGGTCTCCCTGACCCACGCAGTGAGGTCCTTCCAGCCGTCCGGCGCGACGACGAGGCGCTCCTTGGTCTGCTGGTAACCAGTGCCCTTGTCACTCGACAGAGACGTCACGCCCAGCTCCTGCGACTTGTTCAGGAGCACGGCGCCGATCGTCGCCATCTGCTGCTTGACCTTCGCTTCGCGCGACTTCCAGCCCTGACGGTCGGTGGTCAACTGGTTGCGGAGCGAGATGTACTCCGCGAACAGATCGTCCACCTTCATCACCTGCAACTCTGCCGGCGGCAAGTTGAGGCCGTCCAGCCGGTAGAACTTCGGGTCCTTGCCGGTCGGATCGCCCTGGTCGACCTCCGCGAAGTAGCCCTCTTCCTCGAAATCTTCGTCCTGATAGCTCATTCCTGATACCTCCATCGGCCAAGACCAATTCTCAACCGTAGTTACATTTTACCGCGCTTCGATCAAAATGTACACCGCTCCGATCACAAATCGCGGTCGACAAACAGCTTGAGGATGTCCTTCGACACGTCGCCCTTCCGCTGCACGATGCTCGCCACGTGCTTCTCGGCCTTCGTCGAGGTGAACACGATGATGAGGGTCTTCCTCGTCTGACCGGCGCGGATGATGCGGGCGCACCCCTGCTGGTACAGCTCGTTCGACGCAATGAGCGAGTACCACACCATGGTGGACGCCGCGGTCAGCGTGATGCCGTGCGCGGCGGACTGCGGCTGCAACACGAGGACCTGCAGGTCGCCGGATTGGAACCGCTCGATGTTCGCCGCGCGCTGATTTTGGTTGACGTCGCCGTGGATGCACGCCACGCGCACACCCTTCTTGGTCAGGTACTCCTCGATCTGCTTGATGGAAGCTCTGTACGTGGCGAAGACGACGAGCTTACGCTGTGGCGTGGACTCGAAGATTTCCATGAGCAGCTTCAGGCGCTCCTCGCAGTCGAGCTCGACGACGTCGCCGTTCGAGTCCTTCACCGCGCCGGCACTGATCTGCAGAAGCTTGTTCAGTTTCACGGCCGCGTTGACCGCCTTGACTTCGCCGGCCTCGAGCTCGATGTAGGCCTGCTTCCGCATCTCCTCGTACCACTTCTTCTGTGACTCGGAGAGCGGGGCCTCCATCATCTGGTACGTCGTTTCAGGCAAGTCGAGGCACTGATTGCGCTCGTAGCGGATCGCAGGCTGCGTGCACATGGCGACGATCTGCGGGGCCTCAGGTTTCGTGATCCAAGTGAACTCGCTTACCTGGTACAGGCATGCGTCGCGAAACTGTCCGAGGTACGCCGGCAGCCACTTGTTCTGAGGTACGGTGATGTGGCAGGGGAAGAACGCGTCCACCGGCGATTCGGGCGTCAGGTCGCCGGTGAGGCTCCACACGCCCTTGAGCCAGCCTGCTCTGCGCCCCTCCTTCACGATGCGGCGCATGCACTTCGTGCGATCGGAGTTCGACTTGAAGGCGGTCACCTCGTCGATGACGATGAGGTCAGGCCGCTCCCGCACGATTGCGTCTTCCTCGTACTTGATGCCGTCGTGGTTCATGATGGCAATTTCGACGAGTGGGTCGGTGAGGACCTGCCGACGAATCTGCGCGTTGCCGTGCGCCACGGCCCCTCGTCTGTGCGGCATGTTCAGGAACATCTCATTCAGCCACACGATCTTCAGCGTGGAGAGCGGGCCGATCACGAGCACCTTCCGCACTCGCTTGGCCTTGAACAGAATGTCGAGGGCCCAGAGCACGCTCAGCGTCTTGCCCGTGCCCAGGTCGTTGAGCACGAAACAGTTCTTGTGCTCGAGCACGAACTTGACAGTGTGCTTCTGGTGCGCGAAGGGCTTGCGCCCCTGAAACGCTGGCCAGTCGTAGGTCTCTACGTCAAACGACATCTCTGCAACACCCTATCTCTGATAGCTGATAACTTGGCTTCGTCTCGACCCCTAAGGACGGCGCCCACGCCTCCAGCGGCGATGACGTCCTTAAGGAACGCGGTCTGCAGCGTGGTCGGGCTGCCGTCGGCGGGCTTCACCTCGATCGCGACGAACACGCCATGCCAACAGAGGATGTCGTCCGCGACCCCACTCTGACCGAACGGTCCGCCGCGCGGCGACACCCTCACGTGGCCGGGGAAATAGAAGTCAAAGGCGCCGCCCTTCCGGCGGCACCACTGCTTGACCTTCCCCTCCGGCGTCACAGTTTTCTCGAGTACTGGCACTGAGCGCGCGTGGCTTGGCACCAACGACAGTTGTCGTTGGCGACCGGGTCCCAGTTCTTCTCGAACTGCACGCGCTCGAACTGCTTGTCGAAGTACTCCTGCACTACGGACAAGTGCGGAACCCTCCGACCCTTGGAGTCGACCTCGTCGGTCTCCTTGCGGGTGACGCGGATCGGCTCGACCTTCTTGTGCTCGATGTACACGTACGCGGCGGTGACCTCCGGCACGTCCTGGAACCGGTTCAGACCCATCACCGCTGACAGGTGAAGCTGCCCGAACGTGTCGCCGTACGGGTAGATCTTCCCCGACTTGTAGTCGCCGATGAAGCACGTCTGAGGCTTCACCGCAGTGAGGTCCCAGATGGCGCGCCACGCAGTGTCCTTGCCAAACCAGTCGGTGGGCTTCCAGCTGACGTCGGCCGCGAGCTGCGCCTCTGGGTAGAGCGCGTCGTACAGACTGAACAGTTTGTCGACGTACGGGAGCGTCTCGCGGACCGACGGCGTGAACCCGACGGGCATCGTGGCTTGGCCGTTGCGGGCGAGCACGTAGTTCTCCAACTGCTTGTGCAGCTCCTCGCCCTTGATCAGGTGGACGCTCTTCTCCTCCTCGCGGAACGTCTTGCTAATGAATTTCAGGTGAAACTGCCGAGGGCACTGCAGGTAAGTCGAGAGGCGTGACCAGCTGAGGGCGATCATTGCGCCCCCGCCAACTTCTGCAGAACTTCGTAGAACCGCTCGCGAGCGCCGAAGACCTCCGGGATCTGATCGACAATGCTCTTGACGAACGCCGCTTCGGACGGAATGACGTGCGCGGTCCAGTCCTTGGCCAGTTCGGCGACGGCGCTCGGCTCGACGGTCACAGTGTAGTCCTGCGCCTGCTCCATCACGTCGTCCATGCTGAACGTTCCGTCATCGATCTGATCGCGCACGCGCTCGATGAGGTCCGTCTCGGTGAAGATGTCACAGTCGTTGTCCGAGCCCGCCGCTTGCGGCGTGCCGTCCAACACTTCGTCTTCCCCGAGGTACTCAGCCAAATCCACCTCGAGGTTGGCGATCAACTTGACTTGCAATCTCATCACATCACTCCTTTCGTCACTTGACATCTGCGTAAGAGGTTCCGATCTTTGAAGCTTCGTACAGCAGTGGGATCGGCAGCGGATTCGGCAGGTCCCACAGTGCTTGGTAGTTCGTGGCATTCATCCGCTCGAGAATCGACGCGGCGTGCTCCTTCTCGCGACCGTCTTCGGGCAGGAGCCAGAAGAGGCCGTCGTGCAGACTCATCTGCAGCAGTTCGTCCGGCACGGACGACATCGCCGCCAGAGCCATCTCGCCGCCTGTCCCCTGGATCGGGTGACTGATCACCGTGCCCTCGACCTTCCACGCGTCGGAGCTGTTGAGCATCTCTTTCGGCGCCTTCCAACGGCGCTGAGCAAGGGTGTACGAGTACCCATACTGCTTGGCGAAGGCGACGATGTTGTCCCAGTACTCAGGCACGCGCCGGTACTTCTGCTTGAAGGTGTTCACGAGTTTCCGACCGTCCGCCTCGGACGTGTATGTGTCGTAGTCGACGAGAGCCTTGTGCGCGAGCTTCTTGCCACCGATGCGGAAGTTGCAGGAGAGGTTCGTAAGCTTGCCGTACTGCCTGCGCTCGGTGAACACGCCCTCGAGCCCTTCGGTCGACTCCTGCTTGTAGCCCTCCATGAACGTTTCGTAGGCCATTCCGTATATCTCAGCGGCCATGCTCGCGTGGAAGTTGATCCCCTCGTTGAAGATGCGGATGATCTCCTCGTCGCCGGACCAGATACCCATGATGCGGGACTCCTGCGCCATGGCGTCGGTCTCGAACAGCTTGGTGCCAGGCGGTGGGCAGAGAAAGGCCCGAATGATCTTGTCCTTGCGAGGAATCTGGTGCTGAGCCATGCTCACCTTGACGCCGGACACAGTCTCAGAGCTGTACGTCAGTCGACCGGAGGACGTGCCGAAGAGCAGCGGCTTGCCGTACATGAAGCCGTCGCCCGTGCGGGCCAGTGCGTCGTACACCGTGCGGATGTACTTGCTCCTGAGCGTCAGTGCTTGACGGGTTTTGAGGAGAGTTCGGAGTCGTTGGTCTCCAGTCGCATGAGCAAGGACGATCCAAGTATCAGCGTCCGCCTTTGGCTGTCCAGTAGGAGTACGAGCAATTGGCTCAAATCCCCAACTGCCAAAGACAACTCGGCCAAGTTGCGCTGGACTTGAAACAACCGATTCTGTAAGTCCAAGAGCTGCGCATCCGGCGACGATGTCGGACTCGATTTGGGACTCCGCGATCTTGAGGTTCGCTTCATTGACGTATATCCCTATCATCCAGCTGTTAGCGGTCTGCGCGATGGCGCGCGCCTCGATCACGTAGCCGCGCTTGCAGGGGGGCGGCAACTGCGTCTCCATGAACTTCGCAAGGCGGTAGGTCCACAGCACGTCCTGGCGACCCCGCTCTTCCCAGTACGGATCGTCCGCGACGAGGGTCTGCGCTTGCTTCATGCGCACGAACTCCTCGGCGCCGTCGTGACCGAGCTTGTCCTTGAACGTGTAGATGATGTTCAGCAGAGAGTAGCTGAAGTACTCGCTCTTGCGACCGTTGATGCACCACTTGGTAAGGAGCGCCGTGTCTCGCCAGCGCACGCCCTTGATCGCGGAGTGCAGTGGAGCGAGTCGGTTCGGTTCGATCGACGCGATGAGCCACGCCACGTCAAAGAGCGCGAAGTGCGCGTACACCTCCTCGCCCCTCAATTTCTCCAGCACTTCAATCAACTGTTCGCGCGTCGGTCGTTTGATATGGATGTCGTGCACGTCACCGTGCACGTGCAGTGAGCTGATGAAGCCCTTGCCCTGGCGCGCTCGCCATGGCTCCAAGGCCATGTAGTCGGACAGGTCGCCGGAGATCGAACTCGTTTCGAGGTCAAGTGCGTGCATACTATGTATTGTACGTTGCGTTGGTCAAAATGTACACCGCTCTACTCAACCTTCGCGCCAGGCAAGGCCGCCGCGTTGCCCTGGCGACCATGGAACTCGCTCACCTTCTGCAAATACCATCGCTGCATCATGCCCTTGAGCTTGCCCTCAGTGAACTCAGTGGCTTGCGGTCGGCCCTTCAGCGCGTACACGATCCGGTTCAGCGCGGCACCCTCGAACCTCAGTCTGGGCACCTTCGACGACCCGTCACTGACGACCTCGTACAGTGGGGCGTTCCGCATCTTGTACCCGTACGACTGGCCAGGCCTGGCGAGTGTCATGACGCCTGGGCCTAAGTGGTCCTTCACGGCGCGGAGCGCGTACTCCGGCCTGATATGGTACGGACAGAAGTGGCAAGCGATCATCAGCACCTCCTCCGTGAAGTACGTCGGCAGGTTCTCTATCATCCACTCGATGGCCGGAGGGTTCCGGTTCTCCATCATCTTAGATTTGACGAGGTTCTGCAGAGCCTCCTGGCGATCGAAGTACGGATCGACAGCCCGCTCTTGCAAGTGGCGACGGAGCGCCCAGATGATGTGTTTGCGGAACAGGTTGGCCGACGCGTCGCGCTCGACCCACACGCCGTCGTTGCCTAAGTCGGCGAGTTCGCCGAACAAACTCTGGTCCAGCTTCTCCTCAGTGGCGTGAAACACGTCCCACCGCCGGTCGTCCGTCTCGATCAGGCTGGAGAGCTCGAAATTTGAGAGCACGAAGAAGTTGACGAACCACGGCGCACTGTACGGCTGGATGAACTTCTCGTTGACGTACGTCCGCTGCTGACTAATCTTGTCCTTGAGAATTCCCATGAACGAAGCGGCCGCGACGTTGCCTCGAGCGTTAGTCTGTAACTGTACCTCGGACGCAGTACAAACCAATTTATCATGCATGACCGTGTGAGGGTCCTCGATGCTCTGTAGCGTGATCGGCATGTAGTACGGACGACCGACGATCTCGCGGACGATGGACATGAACACGTCCTTACCAGAGCCTCTAGTGTGCGAGAAAATGATAGTGCCAGTCGGCATTTTTCGGTAGGGTCGCTGTACAATCCAAGCAAGTTTATCAAGCAACCTCTTCTCGTCGCCATCATCGTAGCCAGTGATGTGGCGAGCGAACTGCTGGAACCGCTCAACGAACTCGTTCGCCCTTCGCAGCATGCCGTCGTCCGGCTCAAAACCCGCAAACGGATCGATGTAGCTGTTGACATAGCGGTGACCCTCGAACTCGAAGAACTGGAGGTCCCTGGGGTACATCGCGTCGGAGTAGGCGACCTCCCTGGGCCTGTAGGCCGGAAAGGCCTTCTTGATCGGTACGTCGCCCTCGTCCGTCTTGATGTACTGGCCCTGGAGGACGTTCGCCACGTTGTCCGTGGCAAACTTGGACCGTGGTCGGATGCGCAGCACATGCGATCCAAGGCGGAAGTAGAAGTAGGACTTGCTGACGCCGTTGAGCATCACACAGCCGGAGTTGTCGAGCTCCTCGAACAACTGACTGATCGAGACGATGCGCCCCTCGGCGTCGTTGCCGTACACCCTCACGACCTTGTCGGACGCAAGCTTGATCCAGTGCTCGAGCGGTTCCTCTGGAGTGGCCTCGCACCTCGTCGCCAGGGCCTGCATGAACCTCAGCGCCGACTCCTGACTGATCCCCGCGCTCCGACACAGTTTGGCGCACCTGTAGAGGGTGCTGTCGCGGGAGGAGTTCGGTATGACCAGTGCGTCGCCCAGGAGCAGGTGACGCTTGTTGTCAGGGACGTTTGGGTTGCGGAGCGCCTCGTTGACCTGTGACAGGAGGTCCCTCAGGAAGACGTCGACTTCGTCGAAGCCTTCGCCTATGACCTTGCTCAGTGGCAGCACCGAGAGCGGGTCAGTCGGGCGACCCCTTATCACGACGTACTCGCCGGGCTGCCAGTCCATCTCCGTGCCGACCGAGGTCGGCGCGATCACCATGCCGGTGTAACCGCGAATGTCGATGCCGGAGTCCTTGTTGAACACCGACGTGGGGCTGTGAAGCTGCCGGTCGGACCCATCTGAGTAGTACAGGTGATACCCGCCGGACTTGGTCTTGACGACCAGATTCGGCTCGATGTACTGACCGAGCGCGCCGATGACGTGATCCTTCCACAGCTGGAGCGCAGAGAGATTCTTTTTGACGTCGATGTCCACGACGTACCGACCCGACGGTGGAACTACGCCGAGAATCGGGTCCGTCCTGAACTTCATCTGCAGCTCCTCGATCAGGGCCTGCAGCTCGAGAGGGGACTTCGCGGCGCGCTTCGGCCACGCCTTCACCCCAATGTACCCGTCCGGGCTCTTGCGAAATGGCGCCATTCGCCACCCGCCGGAAAAGTACTCCGTCACCAAACCGGTGACGATCTCTATCGACATATCGCAGACTCCATCGTCGAGGGTTCTTAGGCCCTGATCGCGCACTCGGTCGAGCGACCGAAATACTATTGTACTACGAACTGCACATCTCGTACACCGCTTTGATAAGAGTCCGCGCTTGGTGAACGGTGTTCGGACCGTCCGGGAGCCGCTACTATGTACTTACATTGACGAAGTTGCCGGGAGGTCCGGACGCGCGCCACATCGCTCCAAGAGCTCGCGCACCTCGGCGATGTCGCTCGTCCCGCGCTTCGCTGCCGCCCGGTCGGTGCAGGAGTGGCACCTCCCGCACTCCTGACCTCCCGGCAGAGGCCGTCTGCAGCTCCACGTGAGCGGTGCCAGGTCGCCGAGCACTTGCCAGTGCTGCGCCTTGGGCCACTCATACTCCGGAATCATCGGCGCGATCGAGTCGAGCGTCTCGCTTCCTTGGAGCATGTGCGCGAGAGCTTTGCGGAGCGTGTGGTGACGGTGCAACCCGCCGCCGAACGGGTTGCGCAGGGGCGGCATGCCTTGCTGCCGGTGCCAGTTGTCCTCAAGGCAGAGACCGCGATTGACCTGCTCGCACTTGAAGTGCCGCATGGCGACGAGCGCGATCGGGTACATCACCTGGAAGTCCCAAGCGAGCCCTTGACCTCCGATCAGTTCGAGCGCGCTCTCACTGTAGCGAACCGGACGGATTGCGTTGAGGCGCGGCAGCAAGTCAGCGACGGCCCGGTTCTCGTGCATGAGCCGCCCCTCACGGCTGTTGTGGCGGATGTAGTGCACGAAGATCTCGTCGTCCGTCGTTTCGAGGCGGTGCTTGATCGTCGCGGTGCTCTCGACGCCGCCGCTCCACATGAACATCACTCGCACAAGTCTTCTCCGAAAGTTGGGTGCCACGGTTCGAGCGCGACCCTCGCCTCGTCGTACGGCGTCGCGAACGACAGTTGGAAGTTCACGCGGTGACACTGACTGGCGCCGACACTGTGAAGCGCTTGCAGGTTCATCAGCGCAGGCAGATCGCCGTAGCGCAGTTGATCAGTGACGAAACCGTCTCGCCAGAACAGAGTGGGCGTGTACTCGTGGTCGTGTGGCCAGAGCGGAACCGCGATCGCGCACTGTCGCACGCTTCGACCGTCGACGTGAGGCGCGATGGACGCGCCCGGGCGGAAGACGAAGACGTGCGGAGTGAACGGCAGCGGGCACGTGCGGCGCAGCTTGTTCAGTGCTTCAGGGATCAGTCGCTCGACGGTGGCCGTCGGCAGGAACGACAGGCCGTCCGGCGCGCCGCTCGTTGATATATGGTCGACCACGTCGACGAAGTGACGACTCCGAACACGGTTCAGGAGAGTGCGCCGCGCCTCCGACGGGAGGAACTCGCCGGACAGTCGAACGAAGGGCCTCACGCAGTACCACCGCGAAAGAGGCCGTAATCAACGGCGTCCTCGTACGACCGCCCCGCTGCACTGTTGTACAACCACGTGATGTCTGCGTTCGTGAGCAGTTTCCCCTTCATATAACAGACCTCGTCCCACTTACCGCGAAGGTTGCGGTTGGCGGGGTTCGTGACGTCTGGGTTCGTGACGGTTCGACGGACGTAGTTGCCGAGGTTGAACCGCGCGCCGAGGTTCGTCACGGGACCGAATGGCATGCCCGTGCTCGCGACCGACTGCGAGGCCCCGTTCAGCGAGGCGGACACCTTGCCGTCGGCCGCGTTGAACTGCCACACGTAGAGCTTGAGCGCGCCGATCGCGCCCATGACGGCGAAGTTCGATAAACTGCTGTTGCCGCCGCGACCGTTCTGGCATGAGGCGGAACTGTTCGCGTTGTAGACGGACAGATTGAACCCGGCCTCGCCTACCAGCCACGCAGGCTGTCCGATTATGGACTGCGTGTAGCTGTCGCTGTTGAGATCGGTGCTCTCTGGCCAGATAAACGCGAACACGCAGACGTGTTCGAGAAAGTCCAGATTCGTGAGGCGGTCCTCGGTGTACACGAAGTTGCCGACGGTCTGCGCCGACTTACTGATTCGATTGCCGACGATGCCGCTCGAGATGAAGCTCCAAACACTGCTCGGGTTGACGACGATCATCGGCTCGCCGCCCGCACGGTTTCTCACGTGCACGCCGTTCTCGAGCTCCTCCATGCTCCACCACGCATGTTTGAGCGTCAGCGGCTGCTGCCGGCTGACTGCCATCATGCGACGAGAGTGCCTCATGCCGTCAGTCCTGGATCACGAACAGCCGGATCGTGAAAACCTCGCCGCTGATGGGCACGTAAGCATTGCGCACGACCAGGATGCCAAAGATGTTGCGCGTGCCGCTCGCGCACTTGAACGGCTTGCCGAGCGAGTCGACGTCCACGACACCGTTCGCGCCGCAGACGTTGAACAGGCCGGGCGGGAACCTCACGCGACCGAGGCTCTTGGTCACTTCACTGTCGCTCGGGTTCCACGCAGCGTTGTCGTTCTGCATGGCGGGCGCCGTGTCGAACAGGTACAGCTCGAAGTCACCCTTCAGCGTCTGCGCGGCGCTATCCACCAGCACGGCGCTCTGAATAATGCCACCGAGGCCGGGCTCACGTGCAACACCAGTAAAGGTGAGGATGGTCGCGGCGCTGGTGCTGTTTGCGATGACGTCGCCGGCCGCGTAAGTTGCGGTGTCCGCAGGTCGAGTGTAAGACGCTTCGATGAGCGCCGTAACAGGTCGGTTGCGCTTGATGAAGAGGGTGTCGCCGCTCATGTTGCCCCCTCACGCCCAGATGATGCGCAGTGCGCTGATCGGGAACGACACAGGGTCGCCGCTCGCGATGCTCCGCGGAGCGGGCGTGCCGCCGCCGTCGACGATCTCGCCGTAGAACAGGCGGTTGCCGCTCGTCGCCGCGTCCCACAGTTCCCAGTGAGAGGCTGTGCCCCACGAACTGCCGGCCGTGCCAAAGTCGACGACGGCGTTGTTGGACGTCGTGCCGTTCGTACCAGAGCTCGGGTTCGTCGTGCTGCCGTCGGCGTTGGTCGCCGCCCACGCCGTCGTCGTGCTCGCGATCGCGACGGCCGCGTAGCCCGTACCGGTCAGCTCGGTGCCGGCCGCGGCCGCGCTCGGCGCCGTGCTACACAGTCGCACGTACGTGTTCGCAGGCGGGCTGAAACTCTGCCCGCGATGCATCCAGTCGACGACCTTGTTGCGAAGGTAATTGGTCATGCCCGGCATAGCCGTTCTCCTTTGTTCACCACTCGATTACACAGATGCCAGCGCGTCCCGCGGCGCCCGAACCGGCGCCGCCGTCACCGTACCGCCACCCTGCGCTGCTGAGGTAGACGTGGTCGTAGTACAGGAGCTGGGCCGCGCCGCCCCCGCTCGACACACTGCCCTTATTGCCATAGGCCGCGCCCGGACTCACCAGCGAGGTGCCGAACGACGTCGTGCCGCCCGTGCCCTGACTCGCTGCACCGGCGGCTCCGACCGTGACGACGTAGGTCGTGCCGACGTCGATTCCGGCGAAGCACGCACTGATCATGTGCGAACTGGTGCCAGGCAGGCCCGGAATGATGTAGCTGTCCTCGCCGCCGCCCCCGACTTGGTCGGGTTGTGCGCCGCTCCCACCGCCACAGAGAGTCACCTTGAACTTGTGCACGCCGCTCGGGACACTCCAATTTCCGTTCGACGTGAGAATCGCGCGCCCCGGCGACGCGTTGACGTTGTCGATCAACTGGTTGACCGTGGGTGCCTCGACAGGGTCGTCGACCGCAACAGATGAAATCGTCATACTCGTTCCTCACAAACCGTCGGCGTAGACGTAGCCGGGATCGTCCGTCGAGCCGACAGTGCGGTCGGGGTCGCTGAAAAAGCCGTACGCGTTCCGCTGCGCGTCACTGGCGGCGTCGTACTTGGGGATGCCCGTCGGGGCGTAGCGCGCGATCCTCGAGCCGCCCGAACCTCCGCCAGGCCCGCCCCCACCCGCGTACGGGAGGTCCGCGGTGTGTACGCGGGCGTCCTCGACGACGGCCCTGATCTGCACCGTGTCGTCGCTCGACGGCGTCAGCGAGGTCACTCGGCAGAACTTGGCGTAGCTGCTGGCAGGCCCCATGGCGTAGCGGGTGCGCTCGCGCTCCGTGCCAACGTACATCAACCCCGACGGGGGCGACTCCACGAACCTCATCGAGTTCTGTCTCGTACCGGGCGTGACGAGATACGGACCGTGCACGTCGCCCTCCTCGTCGGTGAGGATCGCGTAGTTCGCGCCGACGCTCCAGTCCAGCCGCTCGCTGCACTGCGCGGTCGTGCCATTCCACGCAGTGACCTCGCCACCACTGCCCCAACCGGCGACGTCGTGTGCCACAGCAATCAGGTCACCGAGCGCGGGAAGGAAGCCCTCCATCTCGGTGCTGAAGTTGACCCTGCTGCGCCGGTAGCCCGCGTCCGCCACCATGTACGCGCACTCGCGCTGAGCCTGCTTCAACACAGTGACGCCCTGGATGGATGCGCGCGCCGGGGACACCGGCTCGCCCACCACGCCGGGCATCGGCAGGAGCACGTAGTTGGACGACCACGTGGCCTCGTCGAAGAACTCCAGTTCGAGACCGTCGGGGGTGTCCTCGGTGACGGTGTCGTAGTCGATCTGAAACGACCCGCGCTTGATGTTTCGAGTGTTGAACATCGCAACAGGCAGTGTCTGTTGGCTGTCCCGAACGAATGTAAACACGCTCCCCCGCATCACAGGGCGAGCGCGTCCGCAGCGGGCAATCGTAGTCAGGGCCGACCACACGGTGATGCGCTTGTCGAA